AAGTTCCGCTATAAATATATATTTGTAAGTTTACCGATTCAAATGCCATAATTAAAATATCTGTACTGTTGTTTGGTTTGCGTAATTTTTACGGTGTAAAGTTTGTACTACGTTTCCTGATCCAAATGTAATCCAAAACTCCTCTGGTACTGTTACGGTAGATACACCGCCCTGTCCATAATTAATTCTACCTATTGCAGTAATGTTTCCGTTTCCTACTATAAAAGGACTTTTATCAGTTCCGCCTATTGATCCTACGCAAAGCGTTTTTCCTTGAAGATTATATACATCAGTTGTATCTGCGTAAACTTTTAAATATCTAACGTTAGCGGTAGCATAGGAATAATCAGTTAAATAATTTGAGGCTAAAGGAGTTTGAACGCCTATAAAAAATACCTCATCTCTTGTATTACAATCTATAAAATTAACGTCCGCAGGTTGTAAAATTTCGTAAACACAACTTAAAGTAGCCCCCGCGTTTGAATACCCATTAGGTACTGTTATTGAATATGTAACATCTCTGTCTGTATTACTTGAAACTTTTGCAAAACTTTTAGGGGTATAATTAAAGTCGGTTAAATCCAAACTACCTGATGCAAAACTATTATGATCTTCTAAAGTTCCGGGCAATACAACTCCTGATGTTAAAATAGCCTGATCATCAAAATCAATTAAATTACAAGCTAATGTTGGAGTTACTACGTTTGACGTTTGAGTATAAGATACACTACATTCAACACTCGCACCTGCATTTGCAAAACCTGTTGGTACTGTTATGGCATAAAATAAAGTTTTACTAATTGATCCACTTGCACCGTTAGCAGCTACACTTGTAACTGGATTACCTCCACTTGATTCCATCGTCTTGGTAATTAAACCAACCGAATTTGGTAACGTTAATACACCTGCCGACGATATATTTCCTCCTAAAAGGTTTGCAGTTGTACAACTAAATGTCCCTGCATTATTTACGGTTACGTTAAAACTATCTACAACCTCGCAAGTAGTACTATCTGTTGAACTAAAAGCAACAATTACAACAGGAAATACACCCGCCGTTGTCTTTGTTGTTATAGTTACTACTCCCGCTTGTAAAGACAAATCAAACTCCGAAAAAGAATTTTGTCCTAATTTGTAAGCCAATGTGCCTGCACTTATACTAAAATTATCACTTAATGTTATTGTAGTCGAATAACCAAAGACAGATAAAGTTTTGTCTGATATTGGAGTATTTAAAGTAATTCTATTTACACAAGAAGCAACTACTTGATTTGCCGTAACGGTACAATCTAGATAAGCCCCGGCGTTAGAAAATCCGGAAGGTACTAAGACCCTTACGATCATAGATCTTGTAGTTGGTGAAGCTACTACTGCCCATTTACCGTTAGCAAAATCACTACTTGAACTTGTAATACTTATAAAAGTTCCATAAGCTATATTAGGTAATGTTATCTCTCCTTGAACGCCTACGGCGAAACTTGTGGCATCTATTAACGTACAGGTCAAGGCGACTAAAGGCTTAACCGGTTCGGTATAACTTATAAAAAAGGGACTCCTTGCGTTTATCTTTGTGCTCATATTAACTTAATATTTTTTCTATATCTATTCCGAAACTATTACCTAACTCCGGAGGTAGGTTTTTAAATTCTTTTGCAAAAGGCTTAGTAAAAAATAAGCTAGGTTTTATACCTTGAGCAAATATTCTCTTTTGTAATATAAATCCTATTGTTTGGTAACTTCCTTTTTTAAACTTTCCCTTACTATCTCTTAGTCTTATATTTTTACTTTTAGCCCATTGTATTAAAGGTTTGAGCGGAGGCATTTTATTCTTAAAACTAAACTTACTATTCGGGGCTTTTTGTTTCCCGTTCTTTACTAGGCTAGGGTTTTTACCCTTTACTCCTTGATCTTGAAACATACCGTAATCGTCCATTTCAAAATATAAACGTGGTCCTGCGCTTGTTTGATCTAAAGTATAATTTATACTATCCCATAGGTTTTTAGTATTGTTTTTTTTACCTCGCGTTAAGTTTGCTCTTGATTGAGAAACGACGTACTTACCGAATTGATTAAGAGTTTTATTTACTTCCTTTAATTGCATATCGTCATATCGTTTTGGACTATTACGTCAAAGGTTGCAACCCAGCCGGCTAGTTTGTTTTCGAATCTATCTACGAAAGGCTCGCAGCTTACGTCTCCTTCTACTTGGTAAAGTTCGGTAAAGAGATTACCTCGTTGAAGGATATTTATAATTCTAGTTAATAAATCTAATTGAGTATTTAATACGTCCTGTTCGTTATCGTTTCCTACAAATATATCTGTAGTCGCTTCCTTACTTATATCGACTATATCCATTGCTAGGATACTAACGTTAAAAGTTAAGGTCTTACTATTTACGGTTGTATTGTTTACCGTAATATGAGATAAAGGAAAGATCGTCTGTTTGTTTAAGTCTACTTCGTCTATACTTCCGAAAGTAACCGTATTAACAAAAGGTTCTGCAAGTAAAGTATCTTTTAATTTATCCGTTAAGTTGTAGAATCCTTTCATTTACTTCTTATTTGTTTTTTTTCTAATTCTATCTTTTCCTTTTCAAAGGCTAGATACATAAAGCATTTATTAGCGTTTAGTTTTGTAATATCATCAAACTTGGTAACATCTTTTTGAGCGAGTCCATAGATTGATTGATACCAACCCCACTTTTTTCCAAAACCAGCCGCTGATCCATATTCATTTTCTTCGCCTCTTGATTCAAATATTTCAGGGTAGTTTGTAATAGTTCGTTGTTTAAATTCCAAAAAAAAACAAGGGAACCCATTGCGATATCTAAAGGCATATCTTTTAGGAGTTCGGTATTATCGCTTTCCTTATAGTCTTCTATATTGTATCTAGTACTATTCTTAAAAGTTATTGGTCTATAAAGAACGTTCATAGCGTTATTCATTTTTTGCCAGTCTCCTAGATAGGTATCGAGATCGATATACTCTCCTAGAGTTATTTCGTCTAGCAAAGGTATAAATCCAAACTCTTTTCCACCTAATTTAAACGTTGAGGTAAGATTTGTTTTAACGTCAAATACCCCGTTAAGATGCTTTGTTATTTCTTGAATACTTCTAAACTTAATATTAGCTACGTCCTTTAGATTAAGGTTACAAAAGATCTCAATCATTTTTTGAAGTATAAAAGAAGTGTCTTTATTTTCTTCGGTATTTAGCTTTTCAAACCTTTGATATTGATCGAGCTTAATATCCTTTAAACTATCCGGAACGGTTATCTGTACTTTCATATATATATAATAAAATTAAACCTTATTTGTATAAATAGAAAAAGAGGAACCTAGTCAGGTAAGCTCCCCTAATCCTACTAACAAAATGAAACGGACATTTGTAGCTGCCCAAACTATTCTCCTAATATAAACCTTTTATAAGCGTATCTATACGCCTCTTCTATTTTATCTTCTAACTCGATTGAGTTTTGTTGGTAGGTTTGGTTACCTTCGATTGTATTCTTACCCTTGTAATCTATATTAATCTTTACGTCGTAACCTCCCTTTTTAGTACCTCGACTAATAGGCTTTTGAACTATATATATATTCTCGTACCAACAAGCCTCTCGCATTTTATAATTCAAATATAAACATTATTAAATACATCCAAGCGTACATTGAAGCGTAAGCCGTTAAAACCCAAGTTGATCCTAATATTATATTCTTACTACTAAAGATAGCTTTTAATATCCTTGTTTCTACTCTATTGTTTTTCTTTGTTGTCATAGTTAATTGATTGGTTAATAAAAAAGAGGTTCCCCTCTTATGCTCCTGTATAAGTATAGTTTCTATTTTCTTTTAAAGATTGTCCGTTCCATTGTATGAAACTTTTGTTTTCTTTTTTGATTCTAAATCCTGTTCCCGTAACCTTAGTTCTATCTGGATTAACGCCATATTCGTTGTTATGTTTTCCAATAGCTTCTAAGTAATAAAAACATTTTGTTTCCTTTCTCATCTCAAAAAAGATGTAGCTTGTTCTATCGTATCCTGTTTCCGTATAAAATATTTTAGTTTCCATTTGTCTTTGTTTTAATATAATAGAGGTTTAATCTCTTTTGTCTTGTTTAGTTACTCAACGAAAATCTAACGATTAGTAACCTCTATTTTTGTTAATTATACTCAAAGATATAAACTTTTTATTAACTACCAAACTTTTTATTAATTGTTTTTTGCAAATTCTTTTAATTGTTTAAAAGTGTCAAATTGTACTGCCCAATTATTTAAAGTTGTACAATCTTCACGAGTACTAGCATCGAAAGCTGTCCACTTACCATTCATAGTAGCATAACCACCCGTAGCTATCCAAGTCCCTCTTGAGTCTTTAATCTTGTATACTCCTTCTTGTATTTTGTTTACTTTCATTTGTCTTTGTTTTACTTTGTAAATATACAAAACTTTTTTAACATACAAACATTTTATTAACTTTTTTTAATAAATATAATATTCTCCTTTATTTGGGTTCTCTAATTGATCGGTTAAAATATAGCGTGCCGCATCTATACAGTCCGGATGCAACCCCGTAGGTTTTTGTAACGTATTTCCTTCTTTATCTTTAGCCCATATATAACCTCCTAGTTCTCTTTTTAGATTCTTACTTCTTGAGGTAACGTAGATCTCGTTTTGATTCATTAGGTTTAAACCGTGTACTACGGAATCTCTTCCTTTGCTTACTCCGTATATAGAATGCCCGTACCCTTGAAGTTCGGCGATACTCTTTGGCTCTGCGGAATCCGCCACAATAGTTTCTTTTATATCTAGTTGAGTTAAGAATCTACTAATATCTCTATTGAGCATTCCTTTCTTATATAGTACCTCATCGTATATATAGGCTTCGTTCCATTTGTAAAGAGAAATGATCGTACTTGGATCTACCGAGTATCCAAAATCTAAGCCATATCCTAATAGTCTAGCTTCGTTTGGTATTTTATCAATCTCTTTCCAATCCGGAATACATACTCCCTCGAGCGCACCGATTTTTCCAAGTCCGTAGACGTTCCACCAATTAGCCCAATAAGTCGAGGTCTTACCTTTTTCTCTTGCTTTCTCTATTTCGTCTACTATTGATTGCGGAAGTACTTCGTTGTCTTTATAGGTTAGGGTTATATAGTTCGTATCCGGTTGCCCTATTATTTCTTTATCAACCCAAAACAAACTCGACGGATTATAGTCAAGCCAGATATCTCCGGAGGTTCTTACGGCTAACTGAGTATATGCGTCGAACGGTACGTTATTGCATTCATTGATATAGAGGTCGGTTCTTCGTGCGCCTCTTAGTTTATCCGGTTGATCCGTTGAAAAGAACTCGATATAACTATTATTCGTAAAAGTATACTTTAAGGTACTCCTATTGAATTGATCTTCCTTATACCTATTGAGTCCTTTTAAAACGGATAAGAAGTCCTTTAAAGCTCCTCTACGGAGATGTGGTATAGACTCCGATACTACGCTTATCTCTTTACCTTGGTTTTTTATTGCATAGTCGATTAGGATAAGTAGAATACAAATAGTTTTACCGGCGGAAGTTCCACCTCTTACTACTTTGATTCGTTTATCTAATTCTCTTAACTTGGTTAATGCTTTGGTTATTTTAACCCGCATTTAATCTACGAAAAGAGGTAAGTCCTCGTTTATAGTTATATCCCTAGTTTCTTTAGGTTTTCCTAAATAGTAGTTGAGGTATAGAGTTACCCATTTGATATCCCCGGATTTAACTCCTTCCGATAAAGCGGTTAACGCATCGTCCTCTAAAGGGCTTAATCTTTCTACTAGTTTTATCTCTTCGGCTTTAGGTTTCCTTCCGGCTCCTTCTCTAGCTCCTCCGTTATTTATTCTCTTATCCATATTGAAATAGATTGTTTATTCAATTATATAATAACTTTTGTATCAATTTGTTAAACTAGATCAAACTCTCCGCTCTCTATTCTTTTAGGTTGATGTACCTTTAATACCGACTTTAAGAAGTTGTATTTAGTAACCAACTCCCTATATTCTTTTGTATTGTTTCTTAATACTTGGTTATATTTATCCTCTAGTTTCTTATACTCAACCTCGTAAAACTCTTCTACCGATTTAACCTCGTTAAATAAATCCGGGTTTAATCTTATAGCGTGTTGTACCCTAGCGTTTAAGGTATTGTAGTCTTGTTTTAATTGTCTATCGAATTGTAACCAATCTTCTATCTTTCTTATTGAATGCAAAGCCGTTGCGTGGTCTCTATCCATTGTTTTACCAATAGCGGCTAAACTCATTCGAGTATTCTCTCTTAATAGTTTATAGTATATTGCTCTCGCTTCTACGTATTGTCTAACTCTTGTTTTACTATTTAGTTTTATTTTAAAATAGTTTTCTACTAGTTGTTTAATCGTCTCGTTGTTCATCTATTATTTTTATTAAGTCTTTTATTGTTAAGTATCCTGATTCGTGTATTGCTTTCAATATTCCGGCGCAAGCCTCATACTCTTCGTTTAGTTCGTATAAATCGATTGCCTCTTCTAGCTCTCTTATATCTTTTCCGTTTGATATATCGACTAAAGCTAAAAGATAATGGTCTCGCATTTTTTCTTTATTCACTCAATAGTAGTTTTTTTAAAATCGTTTAAATTAAATATTACTCTTGGGCTAGATCCTTTAGTTTGAAAATAATTGGTTTTCATTAACTCTCTAAGGTCTTGATGATATACAACGTTATCGGTTAGGCATCTAACGAATAAGTAAGGTATAATTCCCGTTTTATTATATAGGTTTAATCTTGCGGTTATTTGCCACATTGCTAATCCGTGACCGTCAAAAGGAGGAGCTAGATACTTCTCTTGTGTTTTAACCTCTCCGCAATAGTACTGATCGTTATAGTTAAATATTAAGTCGGCTTGCATAAACCTTATATTCTTTTTGCTTAACATTGCTCTTATTTGGCTTTCGCCTTCTAGTCCTATTTTGATTTGTTTTAAGTTATCCTCAAACCAAGTTTTTTCTTCTATCTCTCCGAATATGTTTATTTGTTTCATTGTTCTTTTAAAATTAAATTATATAGTTGCTTTGCTACCGCTCTCATTAATAAAGGGGGAACGGCTCTCCCTAGTCTTTCTATCTTATCTCTATACTTTCCTTCTAATTTATAATCGTCGGGAAAACTCATTATTCTTTTAGCTTCCTTAACGGTAAACTTTCTATCTTCCCAATGTATAATAGAGGCAGCGGATATACATCCCGCCGTTTGAGTTAGGGTTCCCGCCGGTTTATTTCTATCGGACTTTATTAGACTAAAATACTTTTCGCTTTGTTCTCCTTCTTGTAGCTTTTTAGACTCTTGATATATTGCGTAAGCTTCGATATTAGATTCCTTTAGCTCTTCCTTTGTATTCTCTAAGTCCTTAAAAGATTCTTTTAGATTATATATATAGCTTGTTGGTTTAGGGAATTTAAATCTTTTTTGTATATCGTCTCTTACACCTACTATAATTAATCTTTCTCTTGATTGAGGTACTCCAAAGTTTTTAGCGTTTAAAACTCTATAAGAAACTCTATAACCTATATTAGTTAAGGTATGGTATATCGTCTCCTTATGCTCTCCGAACATAGATAGTTGATCGCTACCAAATAAATCTTTGGCTTGACCGATTAATAAACCTTTAACGTTTTCCGCTATAAAAGTTTTAGGTTGAATTTCTTTTATTAATCTTGAGAACTCGTAAAATAGATCGTCGGTCTTTTGAGTCTTGTTACTATACTTTTTTTCTTTACCCCAATCTTTCTCTCTATTGCCAGCCATAGAAAAAGAAGCGCAGGGGGGCGATCCGTCTAATATATCTAGCTCTCCTCTTTTAAGGTTAAGATCTCTTAGTATATCCTCTCCTTTAATCTCTCTTATATCGCTAGGGTATATTTTAGTATCTTCCCAATTAGCCCGGTAGGTATCTTGTGCGCTTTCTACAAATTCGTTTATTGCTAAGACTTTTCCTCCCGCCATTCTATATCCTAAAGAAGATCCTCCTCCTCCGGCAAAGAAAGAGATAACGTTAAATAGGTTTTTATTAGACTCCTCCTTAACGTCTTTTAATTTTATAGGTTTGTATTCTACTTTATACATAACCAAGCTTTAAAATTTAAGGATTGGAAAAAAGGTTCTATTGTTTTAAACCCGGCTTCTTTAAATAACTTAATATTTTCTTTTTCCTTTAGGGGAAACATAATCTTTCTTAAATCTTTTTGTTTGCTCAAGATCTCGCTAGGAGTAAAATTAGTTATTTTATAATCGTATAGGGCAAAAGTAAATATATCTTGTATATACGAGTCCTCAACAAATACTTTCTCTGCTATTATAAAAGCTCCTCCTTTATTTAAAGATTTATATATCTTATTTAGTAAAGGTTTTCTTTTACTATAATCAATAAACTGTAACGTAAATATCGACAATATTAAAGACGGATCTACAAATTTAATATCCTCTTCCGTTATATCTCTTTTTTCAAATAATACCTTATCTTGTTTCTTAGGCAAAAGGTTTGAAGATATATCGTATCCTACAAACTTAGTATTTGTTTTATTGTCTTTACTTAGATTTAAAAGTAAGCTACCTTTGGAGCAACCTAAATCGTAGACGTTATAATTATCTCTTATAAAACTATAAGAAATGTTTTCTATTAAGTTTAGTAATATATTAAACGAAGGAATACTTTTATTAATATGCCCGTCGAAATCTTCTATTGTATCGAAGCTAAACTCTCTCATAGTATTCCCCGCATAACGTATTGGTCGAGATCGTTATTATCCTCAAAGAAATACTTGTAGTTCTCAACGGCGGTATAAAACTTATCTTTTCCTTTATTAATAAAATCTTCGCTTGTTTCGAATATTGCTATATCGGTACTTCCTTTATCTACTACTAAAAAAGTAAACTTCTTTTTATTAAAAAGTCTTAAATATAAATAGGCTTGTAGGTCATACCCGTACTTATCCGCCGAGTACCTAAATCCTTTAAGCTCGCTAGATGTCTTGTAATCAATTATAGTATCGCCTTGTATAATGTCCGCCTTTCCTCGAAACGGTAATCCTTCAAGCATTGCAATCTCGGGAACTTCAAACTCGCTATTACTTAATAGTTTTAAAGCGGCTTCGTTTCTTAGTACGGCGTCGGTTATTCGTTCCGTTGCTTTGCGTTCTTTAGTTAAAAATACTTCGTCGTAGTTTTCTTTAGCTTCTTTATATTTTAATGTATTCTTAGTCGAAGCGTCTATAAAATGTAGCTTATCAATCTTATGCGGTTCTAATAACATCCAATGTGCTAATTTTCCTAGAGATAAAGCCGGACTATCTGCGCTAGGATCTCCGTACTTAATTACGTTTCTATAAGTCTTAGGACTTTTAAGAATAGTTTTAAGGCTTGAGCTACTTAAAGCGTGCTTGCCTAGATGCCCATAATAAAACTCATCGTCAAACATATTAGCTAGGATTTCTTCCTTTGCCCAAGCGTCCCCGTTTAGTAATGTTATCATAATTCTATGCTATTTATTGTTTTAATTAATTCTTGTAATTGTTTTTTATTAATATCGTTAGTGCTATAATAAAGTATTTGCTTTGCTTTACCTAAAGCCTGTCCAATCTTAAATGCGTTTTGTGTACGTTTTTCTATGTCCATTGTTCTTTATTTAAAAAGGGGACTTTCGCCCCCTGTTATTTTTAATTATTTAAATGATAACTATTTAATCCGTTTGGGTATTCTCCTTCCCATATTAAATCTTTTGTAATAAGCGAACCTAAAACCCCTTTTAATTGATTTTTACTTCCGTTAAAGCTGTCCATTATATTCCCAAAACATTCAGCTGGAGTTTCTTCGTACTCATCTCCCCAAGAGATAATCTCTAATACCGTTTCTTCTAATTGTGTTATTTTTAAATCTTTCATTTTGTTTGTTTTTGTTAATTATACTCAAATATAGTATTTATTTTTAACATACAAACATTTTATTAACTTTTTTCTAATTTATTTTCTATTGCTTCTATTTTATTTAACGCAACTACTAAAGCTTGTTGTACTAACTTAAGATCGTATTGCATCTTAACTAATGTTGATTCTTTCATTTCTGTTGTTTTAGCTTCTCAATATATAGCGTAGCATCCATTAACTCCTCTTGAAGATGCGTAAGGAACTTAAAAAACCCGTCGGGGTTATCGTATAGAGTTGTGCCATACTTTATAATACCGTCTCTTGATCGAGCCTTAAACTTGTTTAAAACGTTTTCTACTATTGGATCTTTCGGAAGATTATTATAAGAGTATCCCGTACTATCGGAAGTCCATTTTTTATCTTCTTGCATTTCGTGCCACTTCTTTATTGAATCACTCATCGAAATAACTTTGTTTAATTGCTTTTACTACCATTGCTTCTATTATTCTTAATAGTCCGTACCCTAAAATAATTTTAAATACCAACATCGATTCTAGTTTTTAGTCTTTGTATCTCTTCCTCTAATCCTTTAACCTTATCTTCGGCAACTCTCGCACGCTCTACGGCTCTTATTTTATCGGTTCGGTACTCGCTTAAAGAATCGTTATAAAGTCTCTCGCTACCTATAAGGTTATGTACGTAAAAGCCTACCTCTTGCCAAGAGAAATACATCTCGTTTAAGGCTTTGTTTTCTGGCTTTAGCTTTCTTGATTTAATTATATTTTCTCCAACTAAGTTGAAGTTTGTATAGTATTCCGCTTCTTTAATATTGTTTATTTTCTTGTTCATTGTTTCTTTGTTTATAATATTTCTGCGTCTTTTATATCTAGCATCGCAACCTCTTTAGGTATCTTATTATTGTTCGCAAATTGAGTAGTTTTATTATGGTATTGTATTTCCCAAATCGGCTCAACAATATACAAATTAAATTTAAATACTCCTTTTGGAGTAGAATTTATATAAAGAGGTATATCGAGATTGTCGTTACATTTTACGATTAAAGCGTCGAACTTCTTTTTTTCAATTAATAACGTATCGTAATGCTTACCCCTACATTTTAATTCTATCCTATGGCTACTATCCGGACTATAACAATCCCATCGAGACATTTGTTTTTTAGCTTTTACTAGATCCGGGTAACAACAATCTATAAGATACTCAAATAGTTCTTTCTCTTTCAATCGTTATACTCGTTAAATACTTGTTTTAGTTTAGCAAAGATACCCCTAGCGAAACAAGAGTCGCATCCCGTTGTACCGGCTCGCTCGTTAAAAATACGATTGTATATAACAATTAACTCCTTTTGGATATCCGGCTTAACGGTTTGAGGTTTAGACTCAAAAAAATTAGCTAAGTAATTATACTCTTCCTCCGTTAAACAATTTATCTTTTTACTTGGAAAGATTTTATTTAATGTATCCTTACGCTCTTCGCATCCGCAGTCCTCTCCTAATATAAATTTTGCCGCCTTGTCAATTCCTACCGTTTTAAAAACCTTCTCGACTTTATCTCCTAATCCTTTACTAGATTGCTCTAGGTTTTTTTTCCATTGTCGATATTCCTTACTTCTTTTGTCACCTTTGTACTCTTCCATAGTTTTTATTTTAATCGTTCGAAATCTTTATTTAGCCAGTCCTCGTAATCTTCTTTTAAATCCTCTCTTAAATCGTTCTTAATATTCTTTAGGCTGTTAAATATACTTACCCAACTTATATTAGTTTCGGAGGCTATTTTCCTTATACTCATATCGGTTTGGCTATATAACCTCCAAAGCTTTTGATCATACCAATTAAAAGTATCTACCTTTTTATCTAATAGAATACAAAAATTGTTATAACCTTCCTCAACGTCTAAATTATCTATATGAGGTATTTTATTAAAAAATTCTTTGTCGGTTATTTCTTGCTTTTTAAATTTCTTTTTAGCATTGTGTAATTGAAACAAAACCGAACGTAAAGTATAAAACATATATCCTTTAGATACCTTCCCGTTTTTAATAATACTTTCTTCATTGGTATATTTATATAAAACAATATAAGCCTCTTGGACGATATCCTCGGCGAAACTATACTCTCCTAAATCATTAACTAGCTTAACCCACTTTTTATGGTCTTTAGCTACTATTTTAAGCCATTCGGCGGTTTTTTCCATATTACGTTTACACTTATTACTCCTAATAGACATTGTAAGGTAAACTCGTCCTCTTCTAAATACTCTTCTTTGTGATATAAAAAACCAAACATTATTCCTTTGATTGGACTAATAATAATTTCGCCGTCTTTTAAATGTCCTATTAATAAAAAGACAAACGCAACTATCAATAAAAAAATTAGTATAATCAAAACGGTATTTTATCGGTTATAGATTCTTTTTCTTTTAATAAATCAGATCCTAGATATTCAAACCCGACGTTATTAATCTTCATTTTAATTTGTATAGGCGAATCGAACGGTGTGGGTCTTCCGCCGGTTTCGTTTTCTTTTACCTTGAGTATGAAAATATTAGAATACATCCAATCGGTAGGATGCGTCGAGTATCTATGTATACAAAGCGTATCGTCAGCCCGGTTTCCCCATTTACCTCCTCCTTCAACGTCCGCCATTCCTAGGGGTTTAGGCAAGCCTTGATATTCGCCGTTGGTATGTATCGCACGCATTGCGCTAGTTACTCCGTGAGCGTTCAAATACAAGGTTATATTTCTCTTCTTAGCTAATAGTCTAAACTCGCTCGCTACTTGATAATCGTAATCGTGCGAATTACCTACGAGCTTTTGTAACGTTGGATCTTTAGATAAACTATTATAGGGATCTATTAAAAGACAATCGTAATTCCAAGCGTCCTTAATTTGTTGAGCTTCTTTTATTAGTTGCTTATAGGTATATAAATCTTCTACGTCTATAATTTTAAAATGATTGTCGCACCAAGAGACGGCGGTATTAATTTGTTTATCCGTAGCCTCGGTAATTGGTAACCCCATTTTAAATTCTATAATCTTTCTTACTATTGATTGAGGAGTATTTTCGCTCGACCAAATTAAAAACCTCAACTTATATTTAACCGCCCAAAGTACAAACAAGTAAATCATAATAGTTGTTTTCCCCGAATTGGCGTGTCCGATTACCAAATTAAAATTGCCCTGTTTGTAGCGCAAGTGCTCATCTATCTGAGGTATACCAAGCTTTAAACCTTGTTTTATTCTACCGTATTTAATATCTAGTATTTTGTTTTGTATGTTCTTCGCTTGTGCTATCATAATCCTTGTGGGGGTTTAGCGTATTTTTTAATTGTTTTTTTGTTTTGTTCGTTTCTGTTTGATTTAATATAATAACCCGTAATTTGGTTTACGTTGTAATTCCAAAAGTCAACGGGGAAAGGCTCATTTTCTTTAAGTTTTTTCATTAAGGTATTAAAAAAGGGGGCTATTAACCCCCGATTAAATTAAAAAGGCAAGTCCGCCGTTTGTTCTCTCGACGGGTTTTGCTCCGTATTATTTACTTGTCCTATTGAGTTTGCAATTTTCCAACCGTTTATACTATTGTAGTATTTTCCGTTATACTCGTTACCTCTAATATTAATAGATACTACTACCGGGTTCCCAACTTCGAAATTATTTATTTGAGTTATTTTATCTCCCATAAAATCAATAGCTATATGTTGAGGATACGTTTCGCTAGTCGTTACTACTATTTGACGTTTCGCCCATTCCTTTCCCGCTTTCGAGGTTCCCGTTTCCGTTTCGTTTATTAATTTGATATTTCCTGTAATTTCCATAAATAGTTATTTTGATTGATTTGTTTTTATATTTAGTTGTGTAATATACTTTTTTTATTTTACAGTTTAGATAACTCATCCTTAACCGATTTACTTATTTTGTACTTTGCTTCTATATCTTTGATATTACCGCCTTGAGTTAAGAAGTCTATCGCTTTGGTAAATTGTAAAGTATCTTTATTTAGCCAAGGTTTCTCTTTTGTTTCTATCGTGTTACCGCTTGCCGCATTTGCATCGTCATCCTCGGATTGTAAACCTAAAAGACTTGAAAGCGTATAGCGTCGGTAATATGTTATACAACTTCCTAATTTTTGTGGATCCGCTATTGGAGGTAATTTTAATCCGCTTACTACTCCTCCTCCTCCTTCAATACAAAGTAACTTACTTACTACCATATCTTCTTCGATAGGTTGTAAAAGTAAAAGCTTATTCTTTTTTAATAAAGGTTGAAGTTGTTTTATCAAAGAGTTTATATCAAAATACTTTGACTTATAAAAAGGATTACTTGCATCCTTGCTAATTGTACCTATTTCTTGTTGTAGGTTAAATAGCTTTTCATTAATACTTGTTTCTTTCTTACTCATTGTTCTTTAAGTTTAAGATTAATTGATTCTTTAATTGTTCGTTTTCGTGTTGCAGTTCTAAAGTCTTACCATAGAGTTCCGCCTTTGTAAATTGTTCCATATTGTAAAGATACAAAAAAATAATTAACAAAAAAAAAGGGCAAGAAATTAATCCTACCCTTTTCAAACAAAGAACAATATTACAAGAAAAAAATCAAGTAAGCTTTTTTAGTCTAAGACTATAATCGTTTATTTTATCTTCAAGTTCATAATTAGTAAACTTAACAATTTCTTTACTTTTCAAATATAATACTTCCGCAGCGTCTTTCCCTAAAAAAAGAGAAAATTTATATTGTTCTCCGTATTTAAATACATTACAACCAACACACTGAGGTTTAACGTTTCTTTCGTCCCAACGAATACTATAATGTTTTCTACTCATAAAATGCCCCGCTTGGATTTCTTTCCAAAAGAACGTCTTATTGCAAGTAATACAAATACAATTTTTATTGTTGTCCGCATTGCTTAACCTTATCCATTGACTAAATACCGTATCGAGTTTCTTTACAAGTTTACTTCTTGTTGGTTTTTTAGGCATCTATAAGATTTCTTAAATCCTTTTCGTTCATATGGGACTCTAAGATATAACCGTCTAAAGGACTTATTAAAGATATAGCCTTATAGATTTTTCTACTTATTGTTTTTACTTCTTTCTTTTCGGTTTTGCTTGAGTCTATACCTAGATTTGTATAATTGTTTGCATCGATTTCTAAAAGAGCATCAACTTTCTTTTTTAAGCTCCAAGTTTTATACCCTTGTATCTTTCTTATTCTTTCTTCAATTTCCATTATATATTAATTAAAATTTGTAAAAATTTATTATATAAGATAATTAAGTAGTTATTTAACCACTACCCACCAAAGTTACTTCGTTTTTTTTTAATAATCAAGAGTTTGGATAATTGAGTTATAAACACTATTTGCCTTGACCACGATATTTTTTAGAATAATTCTTAGAAGATTTTAAAGCCGAGTTCTTACATTTACTATGTATTCCCTTACGCTTAATCTTAACTTTTTTATAGTTAATAACTATTTGCTTTGCCATTATTGATGTTTTGAGTTTCCGAATACTTTCTCAACACCTCTGCTTCCGAAATATCCTCCAATCACAATACTCAGCAAACCGGTAATAGAATCCAAAGGATAGCCCATATACCAACCTATTACATAACTTACGGTTAAGAATACTAAAGTTAAAGGTCTAACGTTAGAGGATAGCCAAGAGCCGCTCCTAGCGTCCGCCACCCAACGTCTAGTAGTCCCGTCTATTTCGGCTCGTTCTATATCAAGTTTTTTAAGAGCTACTTGTTTATCGTCTTCGCTCATATCGGAGCCGCCTATAATAGCTTGTAAGACGCTACCAACGGCTGTATTATCCGCAATAGCCGAAACAACGTTAGGAATTTTAGAGAGCAGAAACTTACCTACGGCGGTATCTTTTATTTTCTTTCTTTCAGCCATAAAGTATTACCTACGGTATTAGTACGTCCAGATAGAATCGGGTTTGGAGTCATCGTTGTCGCAATGAATAAAGGATTTAGCGACGCCCAGTCTTTTAAAATTTGCTTTGATAAGGGCATTAATAATAATGTATCTTTCTTTGCCACTTCCCACCGCAATATCTGCGGCTTTTCCGATAAGGTGCGAGGAGTTTTGTACACCTCCAACGGACTTATTGTGAGAAACGGATCTGTATCCGGATGTGATCTTAAATGGTATCCCTGCAATACCACGTGCATCGTCAAGCATCTGCAAAAAAGCATTATCCATATTAATGCCACTATTAGGTAAGTCAGGTGAATCAAATTCTTGTGTTTCAAAATGTAACATATTTTATTTTAAATGAGTACCGTCACAATATCCGTTTAGATTTGTTGTGTTTCCACATTGGCAAGTTTTAGGTTCTTTCATTTTTTCTTTTTATAGATTTTTTTTATCTTTTTTACTTCTTGTTCTACTTTGTCAGGTATTCCGTTTTTGTCTTGGTCTTTTATATAACCAAAATACATTAAAACTAAAATTACTACACCTGCTGTAAAAATCAAACTCATTAATATTATAAATGTTTGCATAATCTATTTATTTTTTATTTTTATCGTCAAAGTCCATTGCTTGTTTAAGAATAAATTTATCAAACATATCGTCTTGATTTTTTAGCATATCCTTTTGCAATTTGATTATCATTGCTTCGTATTCGTCTTTGCTTTTAGTAAGTGATTCAATAGTTTGTTCTTTACTATCAAGTTTGCTTTTAAGTTGGTTTATATCGTCAGGCTTACTTCCTGTTATAGTACTTATTACCATTGCCAAACTTGCACTCAATGTTCCTACTAACATCATTACAACTTCTTTGTTAGAATCTAATACAGGGTATTGAATAAACACTACCACTAAAGCAACAATAAAAAGAAATATCAATAATGCTCCGCTATATGAACGTATCTCTTTTGCTACACCGTTTTTTGGTAAATTCATTTTCTAATTTTCTTATAAATGGATAGTAATGTAAATATTATTGCTAGGCTTAAACTGATTGTCTGAAGTATAGGGTTAGCTTCGCTTATTGATAAAGCCAAAGCTGAAATATTAATAAGTCCTATCTTCAAATCTTGCATTTTATTCCTCTATATTATCTAATGCTTCTTTTAAGGCTTTAACAAATGCATCTTTACCAAACGATATTTGTTGTAAATTAAATTCAGAAGATTTTATTTTGCGTTGCAAGTCTGAAATATGGTTTACAATTGTTTGCTGTTCTTGTGTTAAGTCCTCAAAGAAATATTCTTTGTCATCAATAGTAATTGGTGTCTTTTCGTTTTTTGCCATTTTACTTAAATTTAAAGGTTAATTAATAATTGTTATTCTCCAATAGTTTTTGTAACTACTGTAGGTGTTACTTGCTCTGCAATTTGAGCGTCTATACTTGCTTTTAATGCAGTAACTTTTTCTTCTCCTAATGCTGTCTCAACCCATCCATTAATATCTTCTTCTGTAATATCAGCAAATGCTGTAAAATTAGAAAGGTCTGAAGTTTCTAAAGATTGAGTCCCATAAGTACTACCTACGTTTTCATTTTCATCTTCTCCTGTAAGTCTCCAATGTACGTTGAAGATTACATCGTTATTACCCTCTAGTGTAGGGTAGGTATCGACTGTTTTATTATTCCAAGTGTAATTCATTATTTATTGTATTTGTGATTTTAAAGTTTCTATTTCTGCTTTTAGTTCTTGTATTGCACCTACTAATAAAGGAACTAACTTACTTTGGTCTATACCTTGATAGATTGCATTTCCTTCTTTATCTACTGCATCTTTTTCTCCGCTAATAGCTTCAGGTATTATTTCAGCTACTTCGTGTGCAAGGAATCCATCTACTGTTTTGTCAGCATCTGCGATAAAGTTAAAGCGACTCGGTTTTAGCGCATCTACTCTGTCTAAAGCACCTTCCATAGGTACAACGTTTTCTTTTAGTCTGTAGTCAGAAGAAGTTGCATAAGATGTCGCACTTCCGCTTGTTCTAATAGCCCCAACAGCACCATTACTATTATAAAAAGCTATTGCCGTAGTATTTAAAGCTCCATCTGAATTACCTACAGCTATCCCTTTGTGTTCTCCGTTATCATTTTTTATTTGCAATATTTCACTAGCTGAACCAATTGCTGTTGTAGTTCCAATTAAAACATCCCCCGCACTTGTAATACGCAAACGTTCTGTACTGTTAGCATCAAAAATTAGGGGGTGATTACTATAAGTACCTATATGTGAATCAGCATTTTGAGAAAAAGCTAATAATGTTGCGCCTTGTGTAGTATCTTTTATTTTCAAAGAAGGTGAACTTGCACTTTCTAAATGTAATAAAGAGGTAGGACTAGCAGTTCCTATTCCAACGTTGCCTGCTACATTAGCTGTAATTATATTTGACAAAGGAGCATCAGTTCCCACATAATTAAGTGACCAAAGATAAGGTGCAGCAGCAGTTTTAATTTGCCAATTTCTTGAATCTAACCCCATCCTTAAACTTGACTCACCATTTTGTCCATTTATATATATTTCAGTATCTCCAGATGATTTTAATAAATGAAGTGTATAAGCAGGACTAGTAGTCCCTATTCCCACGTTGCCACCATTAAAGTATGAATTACCATCTGTTGCTATAAGATTAGTAAGAACGTTACTGCTATTATATAAAGAAAGATTCCCTGTTGTTACATTTATCAATGCTCTTACATTACCACCTGAATTTCTAAATCTGTACCATTGAGTTCCAAACATTCTCACTCCATCGCCTTCATAAAAAGCAGTGTCACTACCTGTAACTATTTGTGCTACTCCATTAACTTGAAGAGGAGTACTCGGATTCGTAGTCCCTATTCCAACGTTGCCACTTGAATCAATACGCATTCGTTCTGCTGCTGTACCTCCGACAGCAGCCGTCCAAAAAGTCATACCAGTACCGTAAGAATACAATCTTGTTGACGATGCGTCAGCGGCAATTGCAAGAGCAGGGTTAATACTACCATTGTCACCTGCTGTTCTTGTGAAATATGCAAATTGGGTTCCTGTATTTACTTCAAATTTACCTGATGGAGTTACTGAACCTATTCCAACGTTGCCACTTGAATTAATAGTCATTTTTGGACTTCCTGCAGTTTGTAATTCTAAAGAATTTGAAGCAGAATTTATAACACTATTGCCAGTACCAGTTGGAAACAAATTTATTCTTGCATCTATATTTGTGCCTGAAGATTTAAAATATGCTATATCTTCATATCCTGATTTAGACGTAACAGTTAACGAAATATTTGCGTTTGTTGAGTCGTTAATAGCTACGTTATTGGTAGAAGAATCTACATATAAAGTATTGGTGTCTACTATTAAATTACCTGTAATCGCAGCATCACCAGAAATAGTGCCTCCTGCTTTATCGTATTTGTCAGTTTGTAAATCAGTAATTGTAGTATTAATTGAATTAGCTAATTTATCCGTTGTAACAGCATCGTCTGCAATTTTAGAAGTAGTAACATTTAAATCTAATATTTTATCAGTAATTATTTTATTTGCTCCTATTGAAACTACTCCTGCATTTGTCATTGTAGCATCACCACTTAAAGCTGCAGCAGTCATTCCAGTACCATCTCCAATAAGTATTTGTGTGGTAGCTAAAGCCTTTTCGGTTAATACTCCGCTACTATTAGCGTCACGAACTAAAATAGAATTTGCTGCTACGTTTTGCACTTTAGCAAGTGTTACCCCTGCATCGGCTAACGATATTGTAACTGCTCCAGTTGGTGAATCTCTTACAATTGGTGCGGTTGCTGTTATCGAATTAACATCTCCTGCATCATCTGTATATAATTCCGTAAAGTTATCGTTTACCTTGTCGAACGCATCTCTTATAGGGTCGCCTGTCCCGTCGTTTGCATTAGTCCCGATATTAATTACTTGTTTTGCCATTTTTTATATATATAATTATTTTTTTGTGTTTTTGTTATACATCTTTTCTAAATAGTTTTTTAGTTTAATTACGTTTATTTGTTTAGGCTTGTATTTTTTTATTTTTTTTATCATATTACCCAACCGGTAAAGTCCGCACTTTTATCCGGAAAGACATCGTCGTTATTATTAGTATAGTATTCCGGGTAAAGGCTCGAGGCATTGAACGAAAAATGTTCTATCATTCTATCGGTATAGTATTGCGCCGTCGTTCTTTCTTTTTCTATTAGAAAGTCTACCTCTTCTTTAGATACGCTTTCCGAGTTTTCGCTAGTTCCTTTAAATATTCCTTTATTACTTACGGCGTAAGCTGCCCAGGGCAAATACTCAACCATTGCCCAATGTACCAAACAAGGTTTAATATGCGTTTCTACAAGCGTTTGATAATTACCTGTTAAGTTATCCGCTATTATATCCGTTGAAATCTTGTTATAAAGATCCGTTCCTATATAGTTTTGTATATGTATATTTTGCGCAATCTTAACGTATTGTATAAAACGATCCGTATCAAGCCCCCCGGATACCGAAGTATACTTAACTATATCTTTTCTAGTTACAAATAGTGCTTCTGCCATTTTATTTTGGTGTTGTAAAGTTTTTAGGTTTTATAAAGCCCCTATTTTTCATATCTCTTGGTCGTTTGGCTACCTTTGTATCGTTAGTCACGGGCTTAAATCCTTCTTTTTTACCCTTGTTAACGCTTATTTCGGCTTTTGGGTTTTTAGCGTCGGGTTGTACGTCTTTAGCCATATAGGTCTTACGCATCCAAAAATGTCTGCAAGATCCACCGCCTTTATAGAGCCAGATATCGTAGGTTGAAGCTCCTCCTTTACCCCATCCGGCGTTAACGGGTTGTTTACTCATTTGTTCTATATCCTCTTTACGGTATATCTTTTTATCGCTTACCATTTTAGTACAAAATTCCCGGCTCTTACTATCCGAATCTAAAGGAGCGTATTGATAACGTACTTTAAACTTTAAATCTTTTACTTCGCCGTCTTGTTTACTTTTTGCGTTTGGTCGAGCGGATCCCGTTGACGCTAAACCGATCATTTTATCTAAGCTTTCTTCTTGATCGTAATCTACTTCTCTTTCGTCTACAAGTTCCCAATTTTCTAAATCCTCTTCCTCTCCAAACTCGCTTAATAAATCATATATCTTTTTATCGTCAAATTGAGAAGTTAAATTGCTTTGATCTTGAGAAGCCATTTTAACGCCCGTCTCTTCCTCTCTAGCTTCGTCGGTAACTAAGTTATCCGATTCTATAAAAGAAAGCGGTTGTAGGGTCTTAAAATAGAGTTTAAGGCTTATATCGTTAACGGATAGTATATCGTCTATACAATCGGTTAAAAGATCTTGATAAGGTTTGATTGTTATATTGTCAAAAAGTAAAGCGGCGGTTTTTATTTCGTCGGCGTTTGATCCTAATCCGTTGGAGTCGGTTCTTATTCCTAAAAGTAATGGGCTAGTTACCCTATGCGCTACAATTAGCTTGTTCGAGCATTCGTTAGATAAATACTCGTAATGAGCCGGAGCGTCGTTTAGCGGGATATCGTCTACCGTTGTTTTACTTTCGGCGTTATTGTTAAACGCTATTACTACTTTCTCTCCTCTTGCGCCGGTAAGCTTTCGCATTACGTCGTTTTTGATTTGGAGCTGTTGTTGAGCGTCCGGCACGCCGTTATTGAAATTTACGACTTTGGTTCCCGAAAAGTTATTTTGAACGTCGTTTATAAGGTAATCCGCTATCTCGCTTTCTAATTCGGCATACGCCAGCCCTCCTTGGTAATCGACGGGGCAGTAATAATCATAGCCCGAAACGTATTTTTTACAAATTTTAATCTCCGGTTCTTTACCGTTTCCAAATCCAAAAGACGCTATTCGTTGAGGCTTATCGTTTGGTTTTACTTTAGTCCAATCCGGAGCGTAATAATAAGCTTCTATTTTACCTTCTTCGTTACATTTTTCGGCTCTTAGCGTTTGTCTTGGAAAATGCTCCGCTTTTACGACTTTACTATCGTTATAAAGAACTTGAAAAGATGCCTCTCCTAATAGTTTTAGATCTAAACAAACTTTTCGTAGGCAATCGTTAGATAATATTGATCTCATTGCGGCGTATTCGTTCGGCTTTTTACTATTGTTTAAAGCGTCTATCCCTTTTCCATATATCATATTTACGACACCGTTTATAATTGCGTGGTTAGTCGTAGAATTGGTATATAAATCTATAAGATATTGATAGTAATTATTATCGTCCCCATAATTTACCCATTCTCTTTGCTTATCCTCACTTATTTGAGGTCGATTATAAGAAGCTAAATTAACTATATGTAGGTTATCCATTATATTGTAATAAATTCGTTTGTAGTATCGTTAGAAACATACTCTCCGCTATTAATTGTATATTGAGGAAGGTCGGTTTGATTAGTACAGTATATTTTATCTTTAAAAATTACTTCCGTACCCGATAAGATTGTTAACATATAATAGATTCCTTGTTTTAAAGTTGTAAAAGAGGCGTTATATCTATTATAATAAAGATTTTGAGTTACTCCGGTTGTAGCTTGACTATATACGTTCTTATTTTTAGTTTCGTCTACTATATTAAAAGTATAAGACGCTCCGGCGGTATACTCTCTAGGTATAAAGTTTATATTTTGAGCGTTGTTCGTTTCTTGCAATACTATCATATATATATAATAATAAAAGGCGTTTTTTGTTAAATTAAATGAGTCTATATAAAATAAATTGTTAATTATTTGTTTATAAGAAAATAAGTTATATATTTACAAAGTAAAACAAAAACAAACAAAATGACATCAAGAGAAATATTTAGAATAAACGAAAACAAAAGACAAGCTGCAAAAGCTGCTAAAATTGCTAATCGCAAATACATAGGCGAAGATCAAGAAGGACGCAAAGCTTATTTAGAAAGATCTAGTTATACTCCGGGAGGTTTAGTTTTAAAAGTAGAAAATGCACCATCGGGTTGGTATATTGATACTTTAGAAAGTACTCAATATGGAGAATCTAAAATAGTAGCTCCAAACAATACTATTACCGTTTGTTATGACGGAGGACAAAAATGGTATGGTACTATAAAGTTTTACAATCCTAATAGATTCTATGCCGCTTTAGCAGTATAATAAAAAAAGGGGGCTAAAAACCCCCTAATTTATCAAAACAAAAATCTATTAAGAATTAGTTCCCTCGGTAATTACAATATCTCCAGTTAATCCCGGGAAATCGGTTACAGAGAAAGGATAATCAACCGCAGTATTTGCAACGGTAATCTCTAAGAAATTAGCCGCTACTTTTTCCTGAGCGTTAAACGTTAAAGTGTATCCGGAAAGTTCTGACATTGCCGATCCAGTGACAATAGTTCCTCCGTTTACGTCGGCTCCGTGTTCAAGTCCCATAGCCATTACGTTACCGTTATAATCTTCCACAAAAATATGCGGTCTACCGTAAGCTAGTAATTTCAGCTCTTTATTATCGGCAGCAGATAATTTTTTTAACGTAATATTTAAAGTTTGATCGTAAAAAGTAGTTCCGGTTTCTCTACTAGAGGTTACCGTTTGTTCTAAAGAACTTCCACCCTTTACTTCGTATTTATAAGCGGTAAGAGAGTTCGCCGTTCCACCGATTGTAGTACCGGTAAAATCGTCTAAAACGTCCGTATGAGTTGAGTCATAACTTACCGTTCCTAATTTGCCAAAATCGACAAAGTATATATTTTTAATTCCCCCTACGGAATCCTTGCAGGGTTCTTTTCTTCCAAGTGTGAGATCGCACGCCATATAGATAATTTTTATAAAAAAAAAGGTAAGTAGGCACGAACGGCTTACCTACCTTTAATTTCGTTTGGTTAATTTTTAAGAATAAAGAACAATGTCTGATCCTATTCCGTATTGTACGCCTGCCGTAAATCTCATAACAATTCTTACATTCTGACTTCCGTCAATATCTGCCATATCGATTACTTTCACTTCGTTTTGGTCGCTTAGTAATCCGGTTCCAAAATAAAGGTTAGATTTCTCTGCGGCAACCATCGTGTTGTCCGCCAGTCCGTTTGCTACCGCTACTTTTACGCCATCAAAACTTAGAGATTGACCGCTAAACCATTGAGTACCTTGATCTCCTGTACCCGCGTTAGAAGTTGCCGCTACCGAAAACCCACCTAATGCTCTTACGTATGCTCTCGCTACGTTCTGAGATACATATATAAAAAGATCATCACTAGAATAAATGCTCGTATTAATTGCATCTACTACGAGTCCTAATTTTTCGATTACGTTTGCCGCAGTTACCGCAGCTCCCGCTCCTACGTCGGTTACGTCACCGTCAGCTAACATAAGCTCTTTAAATCCTCCAAACTGTCCGGCAGTTGCCGCAGCTCCGTTCCAGATACTTTGCTCTGTTCTTTGAGCTACCTTAGAAGAAACGTGACCAATCAAAAAGTCTGCGAAAGAACTTGGTAAGCTATCAAAAGCTGAATAGCCCATAGATATTGCATCCCAGTCATTTTGGAAATCTTTTTTACAAAGTTGCAGATTTACTTGCTGATTTGTCGGTGTAATTATACGCTCAGTTAAAGTAAGCGTCGATGTCGGATCGAAATCACACGTAGAATCTTTTACGATATCGTCAGAAGATACTTTTTTAATTACTTCTTGAAATTTAATATTAGGTTTAACGGTAATTAATCCGTTGTCTAAAGTTGTACCACTTAATAAAGCTGCCGAGATGTACTGTCCTGCGAACTCACCTGAGTATGAAGTAGTTAATGAATTAGTTGTTGCCATTGTATATTTTTTTTAAGTTTATTAATTATTATGCTTCAGATGCCCATACTCCGTCTCCGCCAGTAATATACCAGTCAGTTAAAGCTACTGCTTTAAGAGTACACCAATCGCCTTTATTAGCGGATGCTTTTGTGTTGATCCAATCTTTATTGTCTACTCCTCCAGAAGATACCGCCGCAATAGTTCCGTGTATTGCATCCGTTGCCGCCGGGCTAATTGTAATAATATTATTACCGTCCGCTCCCGTATTTCTAAAAGTAAACTCTGCTCCAATATTCTCTGCCGTTATCGCTGGGAGAGTCATTACTTTCGCATCCGTTGCGATATTAAATTCCGCTCCTGCGTCATTAATACTAATATCTTGAGTAGACGTCAAAGTTTCTTGCTTTGATCTCGCTCTTAATACGCTATTACTTGTTGTTATTTTTGTTGACATTTTCTATTTATTTAAAGTTTGATATTTTTTGCATTACTCTATCTAAGGTACTATTACCTCTTTTTTGAGAATATAGATTCATTTTTTTATTTGTCTCGTTTTCCGGGTTATGAGTAACCTTTTCAACTTGAGCCATCTCCTCTTTTTTAGCGTATACCGTTTTCGTTGTAGTCTCTTCCGACTTAACGCTCGTATCGGCTTCTTCGCTCATTTCTTCCTCTTCTTGTTTTGGATCGAGAATAGCTTTAATTTCTTCTACTACTTTTTTAACTTCTTCGAGTTCTTCTTTAGTAGCGTAACCCATCTCTTCCTTTTTATCTTCTTCCGCTTCTACTTCTTCTTCGGCGGGAGCTTCTTCAACGGCTCCAATAGAGGATATAATACCTTCCTCTTCAACGATTATAGTTTCACCGTCAATTAATTTATATTCACCGGGAGGTAAAGGAACACGCTCATCTTCGGTAACTATAAAGATCTCGTTGCCCACGGCGAAGCTTTCCGATTCTATGATAGTCCCGTTCTCAAGTTCGGCTTGTGCCAACTTAACTTCTTTTTCTTCGGATAATTCAACCCCAAGAATTTCTTTTACTTTATTTAACATATCAGTTGATTTCATATATATATAATAAATTAGTTTTTAGTTTGTTGTATTTTTAGTTCGCCGCTTGGCAAGTTGTACAATTATTATAGGCGTTAGCCGTACTTATTTCAAAATGTCCGTTTGTTCTAGTTGCCGTTATAGTATAACAATCCGTATGGTTATGATGTACAAAAACCAAATAGTATATATTACCTACCGTTAACTCAAGATCGTGCGTATGTATATGTTTATGCCCTCCGTTACAATTAGTTACGGTATAGTATCTAGTTATTGTAGTTTTTACCGTACTCCCTATTCCTTGAGCTTGGTAACTACCGTCGCAACATTCTCTAGAATAGCTAACGCCGTCTTTACAAAGACAAGCTCGACTATCGTTTTGAGGACTTGGATTTTTACTCATATTATTTTATTGGAACGCAATTAGGCACTTTTTTTCCGTCTTTCATTTTAAAGCCTATCATTTCGTAACCGTCGTAACAAGGTTTCTTTAACGACTCTTCTATTAAATCGAGTTCTTTAAGTTTAGAACCCGCCCAACGTAAACCGGCTTTACCGCCCCATAATAAGTAAGAAATAGTTCCGCAAGCTTTCGAATCGTTTTCGTCGTAATCTTCTCTTGCCCTACTTAGATAACTAAACATTCTTTTTATAGTTTCCGTTGTTATTGGTTTTCCTTGAGCTAATTGCTGCGCTCTTACTTTACCTACTTGAGTTGCGCATTTGTTGTTTACTTTTTCGTTAAGCTCAATACCTCTTTTAGCGTTATTTTTAACACCGCTTGGGTAATCGGAATAAGACTCTAATTTTTCTTCTTGTAAAAGTTCTTTTAACTCTTCAACTAAATACTGATCTTCTATTTTAGATAAGTCATCTTTTACCGGTTCGTTAGGTCTTGTTTCTAATTTTTCCGCAAAATATCCTTCTATACTAAAACCTTTCACTTCGCCGGCTTTGACTTGCTGCCAAACTTTATCGTTATTTACTTTTACGGAGATCATCCAAGTTCCAATAGGTACGTTTAAATTGTACATTCTACTTTTATCTTGCTCCGATTCTACGATCCACGATTCAACGGTCGTTAATCCCTTAAGCTCTAATTGATGCTCTATCGTAGTATTGTTTTGATTGCCTCTAATAAAGAATAACTCGCTTGCTTTACGAACTGTTGCCTTACTAAAGTAAATATAATATTCTGAGTCTTTATTTTGACGATAGATTGGTTTGTTTGGAATTAAGGCGGCTCCCATCAGTATACGTTTTTCTTTATCTACCTCGGCTAGTTTAAACTCCTCTGCCTTTAAAGCTACAAAATCGGATTCTATTGCCGGGTTTTCTACTACGCTTACTGCCTCCACTCCGGAAACCTCATCGTTTTCGTCTATAAATAGTTCAACTATATCCATATTAATATAATAATTTTTAAATTGTTTTGTTATATATTATCCTATCGAAGCTCCTTCGACTATATTACGGTCTAAAGATTGAGCCGTAGAAACGTCTCCGCTTACTACAAAGGCTTTTACCGGTTTTTTACTATCCTCTCCGATAGCTTGGGCTAATTGATTAGTATCCGAAGCTCCTACAACGTTAAAACTCGGTGCTTGAGGTTCCGACGCAGCCGCTCCTCCTCCTCCGCTAGAAGATGCGCTAGGTTTTTTAGAACTTGCAATACTTTTAATAGTTTTAAGCGCAAAGGCTCCCGCAATACCTGCCTGTATAAAAGGATATGCCGGAAACGCTACCGTAATAGGGGAAGCTTGAGCCGTAGTAAACGCGGCTTGTACTCCTTGTATTCCGGATATAGTAGCTTGTGCTAAAGCCGCCGCTTTACCTACCTTAGAACCTTCTCCGGCTAGACTAATAATAGCGTTTAAAGTATTGTCTCTTTGAGCCGCCGCTAAATCTAAAGCTGCCGCCTTTGCGTCTGCCTCTTCTTTTTCCGCTTGTTCTCTCGCAGTTTTTGCTTTCGCTGCCGCATCCGATTTTTCTTTAGCTATTCTATCGTCTCTTTCTTTGTCTTGAGCGTCTTTTAAGTCTTGAGCTTCTTTGATTTCGGCTGCTTCTTGATCTCTTATAACTTTTAACGCCGCCGCTTCCTCTGCTCTCAACGCTATAACTTGACTTGTTACCTCTTTAGCTTTTGTAAGCTTTGCCGTTTCGAGATCTATTAATCTCGCTCTTAATTGTTCTTCCTCTAAGAGATCTTCTTTAGTTGATCCGGATAAAGTATTTTCTTGTTGTTTAGCTTCAAACCTTAACCTTGCCGCTTCTATTTCTTGATTTGTTATTTTTTCCTCTAACGCTCCGGCTTCCTCTAGAAATCCTATTCTTTCTTTAGTACTAAACTTATCCTTATTAACGGCTTTCTCTAAAAGTTCGGCTCTATCTCTATTTGCTTTAGCTCTTGCAACTAATAAAGCTCTCTCTGCTCTATCCGCCTCCGCGTATTGATCCGATAACTCACCGGCTAACTTAATCTCCTTTTTGGTTTCTTCGTTAAAGTTTTTAATACCGTTTACCGCATCGCCTATACCGTCTTTAAATCCTTGAAGCGCAGCCGCCGGATCGCTAAAGATTTTAGCTAAAGACATTATACCCTTTCCTAAGTTTGCTAAAATATCTATTACGTTTCCGGTAACAACACCGATTTGCATCATTATTTTAGAGAACTTATTCTGTCCTTCTTCGGAGTTGGTAAACGCCGCTCCTACGGCACCGATAGCTAAAATTAAAGCTCCTATTCCCGTTGCAATAATTGCACCTCTTAACGTTTTAAAACTTTTTACGACACCTCCTACGGTTCCTATTAATCCTTTAAATTTTGTTATAGCTCCGCCCGCAGCAGCGTCTAGTTGGTTACCCATCTCTGAGCTTTCCTCTGCGACGTTCTTAGTTTCTTTACCTACGTCTTCTATCGAATCTTTAAGATCGTCTACGTTATTTATTGCGCTGTCGGTTTTTACCTCGACGTCCATTACTACTTTTGCCATAGCCCTCTTTTATATTGATTTAATCCCTCCTTAATTGATTCGGGTAATTTGTTTTTACCTAAAGCTATATCTATATACTCGCCTCGGGCTTTTTCTTCTTTAGCTATTGCTAAAAGGTTTAATATATTCTCTATCATTATGTACATTTTACTGCAAATAGCGTATCTATTGTTGCAGGGTGTGTTAAAGTAATTGAATCTAAACAAATGCATTCAAAGTAACTTGATTGTGCATTTGCCAATATTGTATATGTTCTTACGTAACCATCTTTAGTTAGAAATGTAATTGTATTTTCCTTATCTCCATTAAATACCGCTACACCTTGATAAAAGTCTCCGCTACAATAAGAACTAGCATTTACTATTTGAATATCAGAAATTGCATCTGCAAAATCATAGTTAGTGTTTGTATTTGTTCTAGCGTAAAATATATAGTAATTTATAGTTCCGTAATTAATAGCGTAGTCTGTAACTTTAACTAAATGCGGTGTGCTTGGCTTGTTAGTAAACGCTGTTTGTGGATATTTAACAACCGTAGTATTAGAGTTTAATTTAATTGTTTCAAGATCAGTACCTAACAAACTAGCTTTATTTGTTGAAAATATAAAACCATATTCATCTACGTTTTTAGTTTGATCTATTTTACCTAACTCGGTAATAGACCAAGTCGGATTAATTGTGTAATTCGTACCTGTTCCGTGTACTACGTTGTCTCCAATTTTTGCAATAGTAGGAGGACTTACAATTATAGCACCCGAGGAGTTCCCCGGATCCGGATCGTTGGGATTCAATATATCAGAAGATTGGTTATCACTTGGGTTGTCTAGTATTTTACCGTCGTTAACGTCTCCGCATCCCATACTAGCTTTTTCTATAATTGAGTCTACCGTTATAGTATCCGTATCAACGGTTATACATTTAGCTACATTATCATATTTTTGTTTTATTTGAGTGTCAACAATTATTAAATCTCCAAGATTTGTTCTTGTGTTAATTAATTCTAAAGTCGATAAATTATTTTCAAAGTTTGTTACTATTTTATTAATCTTATAAAGCCTGTCAGATATTCTAAACTTATCCGCAAGAGTCATATTTTTAGTTACGCTAATTGGTAAGTATGCTTTAGTTGTAGTTAGTCTACGTCCCGAATCGAAAACCTCCGTTATATATTTTTTATAGTATTGATCGAATAGAGTTTTTAAAAACGTATTTCCGGCATACTCGTTCCCTTCGGCGGCGTAGTTTATATTTACCGAATCCGTAAGAAGAGAAGAGTTAGACGGAACGTAATAACTAGATTTGGAACTAACCGAGCTAGTAGAATCTATTATCCCTATTGCCGTTCCCGTATTTAAAACCGGATAAAATAATAAAGGATCTCCTAAAGTTGGTTCTTGTTTTATATCGGCACTCCAACCGTATTGTATAGACGTAAGATTTGGAGAGGAGCTATTTTGATCCCTTAGTCTTTCAAACATCATATGCTCAAAAGGGTTTTGTACTGTATATACTTGTCCTTCTACTTTTTCTTTAGGTGTTTCGTTAGCGGATCCCCATTTTTTATATTCTCTTTCTTTATAATTTGCGGCTAAAAAAGTCTTCGTTCCTTTGTAATCAAAATCTATTTGTTTAAAAGGTAATACGCTATCTACCGTCTGCTCTGTCTTATCAATATCTTTGGTAATATCCCAAACCGTTTTACTCGATTCGTAAAAAGAATCTAAAGTCTTAACTTCTATATCTCCGGCATAATTTTGAAACGCCGTTAAATTAAACATCTTAAACAAACCGGTTATAAAATCTATAATTTTAATATTCGGTAATTTAGAAGAGGCGTTAATATTGTTTCCTACGATTGTTGTAGCGGTTCCCGTCCAATGATCCGGAGTAACTAAAATTCCCTTTCTTTCTACTTGCCCTTTAAATCCAAAAGTAACGGCGGTATTACATTCTACTTCAATAGTATAAATACCTTCGTCTATTTCTATACCCCATTCGTGCCATTCGGTATTACCGACGGCGTTTACTTGTTGATCCTTATACTCTTCGATTACTAAACCGTCTTTTTTTAAGAGTATATTAAAGGTTGGAGTTGTATTACTAGGAACTACCGTAAGATTTAAAGTACGTTGTTTTTTTCTATTTTTTCTATTTGCTCCTCTATTTGGAGTTCTAAAACTAGATCTACTTAAAGTTATATTGTTACCGTTGCCTTTATCTTGAACAAAGTTTCCAAATACCGAAGAGCTTTCGTCATCTACAAATAGCCCTCCCGTTTTATGATGTAACCAAAGATATAAGTTATAGTAAGGTATATTACCGGCGTTGAAAAAATCGTTAGTAAAGTTTATATTGTATTGTTGCTCGATAGCTTTAATAATTATATCAACTCTAAAAGCGGGTTTTAATTCGGATATCTCTAAACCATAATCGATAGTACTACCTTGATTATTTACATATACTATATTATTTTGTTTATCCGTTTTTTTGAAACTCGAGCTTGAAGTTGAATCGTATATTAAACGCTTCGTATGGCTTATTAAAGGAAAGAGTAAAGCGTCCTCGTAAATAACGTTGTCTACGGTTACGTCTAACCCGTTGCTCATATAGGTTTTTATATTAGCGTCGGTATAATCAAACTTAAAGTTATTTAGAAACTCTAAAGCGGATATCTTATCCTCTCCTAGTATATCTTTTAAGTTAACCGTACTACCGAAAAAGGTTATCTTGTAAGTATGCGCCTTATTGTTTTTCGTTGTAGCTCCTTCTAGCTTTATCTTTCCCTTTCTAAATAGCTCGTCGTTTAAGAATAACTCTGAATCTCTTTTTACTCGAGCGTCAAAGCCTTCGATATTATAATTATAGAAATGTTGAAATACCTTATTGTTTAATTTACTAGCCGGAACCGAAAAGGTCTGACTAAAATCGGTAAATACTTTCTCTATATCTCTAACGTCTTGTATTGATTGAGTAAGAGTAACGGACTCATCTTTAAATAAATCTACTTGAGTTAATACCCCGTCTTGATCCGCAACGTATAATTTTAATGCTAACATTAGCGTACATTGTTTATCTTGTTAAAAGCAAAATCGAAGTCTACCGTATAGTTTGATAGCTTATCGTTTAAGCTTGTTTTAAAGGTCATAGATTTAGTTTTAGGTATTATAGGCAATGTATTACCGTCGTACCTAATCCAAGCGTTCTCCGATAAGAATAACTCTTCTATCGTTTTATTAGAATCCTCGTTTATAAAACCGGTATTTAACGTTATGCTTTTAGTTGCGTTTGCGTTATACCTTTGTTGTTGAGTTTCGTTTAAGGAATAAGTAACGGTTGAGGTATTTACGGTATTACGTTTGTAGGTTTCGTCGGTTACGTTAAAAGTTTCTATACTCTTTTTGAAAAAATAAACGTCTTGATAAGATCCCATACGATTTAAGAAAGTAACTTTATAAGGAGTAAACTTTGGTTCGCATAGGTTAATTACGTTAATCGTTTTTTTAAGAGTACTATCGTCGGTAGCGTAAACTTTTATAGTAGTACTATTAGCGGGTATTGTTAAATACTGAATCTTTTGGTTTGAGTTTCCGTTATCCGTTACTTGAGTCGTAGTCGAGTCTATAATTACCTTTCCTACGCCTTCCGCAAATAACGGTAGTTTTCCCGCTACTCCTTCCGGTAAGTAAATAGTATTTGCGCTTATTAAAGCGTCGGTTGAAAGTTGAGGATTAATTGCATCTTCAAAATAACCGTAACCGTCAAAAGCTAAGTAATGATTTATAACCGGGCTTCCGTAATCAAACGCAGATCCTAAATCCGTTAAAATAGTTCCAACGGTAGAAACCCAAATAGTATTTGAAAGATAATCGTTATTAAAAGATACCGTTATATAGTCTCTTACTAGCTCTCCTATCTCAAACATTATATTTGAGTCCGTACCTATTAGGCTTTTAGATATTGTGTATTTTAAATCCGTATCCGTATAAGATCCCGAAGTTCCGCTATAAATATATATTTGTAAGTTTACCGATTCAAATGCCATAATTAAAATATCTGTACTGTTGTTTGGTTTGCGTAATTTTTACGGTGTAAAGTTTGTACTACGTTTCCTGATCCAAATGTAATCCAAAACTCCTCTGGTACTGTTACGGTAGATACACCGCCCTGTCCATAATTAATTCTACCTATTGCAGTAATGTTTCCGTTTCCTACTATAAAAGGACTTTTATCAGTTCCGCCTATTGATCCTACGCAAAGCGTTTTTCCTTGAAGATTATATACATCAGTTGTATCTGCGTAAACTTTTAAATATCTAACGTTAGCGGTAGCATAGGAATAATCAGTTAAATAATTTGAGGCTAAAGGAGTTTGAACGCCTATAAAAAATACCTCATCTCTTGTATTACAATCTATAAAATTAACGTCCGCAGGTTGTAAAATTTCGTAAACACAACTTAAAGTAGCCCCCGCGTTTGAATACCCATTAGGTACTGTTATTGAATATGTAACATCTCTGTCTGTATTACTTGAAACTTTTGCAAAACTTTTAGGGGTATAATTAAAGTCGGTTAAATCCAAACTACCTGATGCAAAACTATTATGATCTTCTAAAGTTCCGGGCAATACAACTCCTGATGTTAAAATAGCCTGATCATCAAAATCAATTAAATTACAAGCTAATGTTGGAGTTACTACGTTTGACGTTTGAGTATAAGATACACTACATTCAACACTCGCACCTGCATTTGCAAAACCTGTTGGTACTGTTATGGCATAAAATAAAGTTTTACTAATTGATCCACTTGCACCGTTAGCAGCTACACTTGTAACTGGATTACCTCCACTTGATTCCATCGTCTTGGTAATTAAACCAACCGAATTTGGTAACGTTAATACACCTGCCGACGATATATTTCCTCCTAAAAGGTTTGCAGTTGTACAACTAAATGTCCCTGCATTATTTACGGTTACGTTAAAACTATCTACAACCTCGCAAGTAGTACTATCTGTTGAACTAAAAGCAACAATTACAACAGGAAATACACCCGCCGTTGTCTTTGTTGTTATAGTTACTACTCCCGCTTGTAAAGACAAATCAAACTCCGAAAAAGAATTTTGTCCTAATTTGTAAGCCAATGTGCCTGCACTTATACTAAAATTATCACTTAATGTTATTGTAGTCGAATAACCAAAGACAGATAAAGTTTTGTCTGATATTGGAGTATTTAAAGTAATTCTATTTACACAAGAAGCAACTACTTGATTTGCCGTAACGGTACAATCTAGATAAGCCCCGGCGTTAGAAAATCCGGAAGGTACTAAGACCCTTACGATCATAGATCTTGTAGTTGGTGAAGCTACTACTGCCCATTTACCGTTAGCAAAATCACTACTTGAACTTGTAATACTTATAAAAGTTCCATAAGCTATATTAGGTAATGTTATCTCTCCTTGAACGCCTACGGCGAAACTTGTGGCATCTATTAACGTACAGGTCAAAGCGACTAATGGCTTAACCGGTTCGGTATAACTTATAAAAAAGGGACTTCTTGCGTTTATCTTTGTGCTCATAATCTAACTTAATATTTTTTCTATATCTATACCGAAGCTATTACCTAAATCCGGAGGTAGGTTTTTAAATGCTTTTGCAAAAGGTTTAGTAAAGAATAAGCTAGGTTTTAAACCTTGAGCAAATATTCTCTTTTGTAATATAAAGCCTATTGTTTGATATCCTCCTTTTTTGTATTTACCGGAGCTATCTCTTAATCTTATATTTTTACTTTTAGCCCATTCCATTAAAGGTTTTTGAGGAGGCATTTTATTTTTAAACCTAAATTTACTATTAGGAGCTTTTTGTTTTCCGTTCTTAACTAGGCTAGGGTTCTTACCTCTTACTCCTTGATCTTGAAACATACCGTAATCGTCCATCTCAAAATACAAACGTGGACCCGCGTTAGTTTGATCTAACGTATAATTTATACTTTCCCAAAGGTTCTTAGTATAGTTCTTTTTTCCTCTCGTTAGATTTGCTCTTGATTGAGAAACGACGTACTTACCAAATTCGTTAAGCGTTTTA